TTATGGTAGAGCAGCCACTCTATTGTAGGGTGGTTGCTTAACTATAAAAAGACAATTAAATGGCGGTAAATATAAATACAGTATATCAAAGGGTTTTAGCAATTGCTAACAAAGAACAAAGAGGATATATTACTCCGCAGGAATTTAACATACTTGCTAATCAAGCTCAGATGGATCTATTTGAGCAATATTTTTACGATAAAAATCAATTCGGTAGAGCTAGAGGTAACGAAAATGTTTATGCTGATCCAGTAGAAATAATAAATAAGAAAATAAGTGCTTTTGAAGTTTTTGATCATACATTAGCTACTTATACTGGAGGTTCTACTAACGCATGGGTTTTTCCTACAGACTTGTATAGAGTTATTAATGTTAGAAACGATAATAAAGTAGCTAGTAAAATTTCGCTAAAAGAGTTTCATTTAATAAATACACATCCTACTCTTAGACCTACAGCTAATAGACCTGTTTATATAGAAACACCAGCTGGCTTTAGAGTTTATATAGACTCTACTGGTACTACACAAGAAGTTAATGCTGGTTCAAATACTAAAATAGATTATATTAAAACTCCTACAAATGTTTCTTGGGGTTATAATGTAATACTAGGAAAAGCAATATACAACGCTAATACTAGTACTAATTTTGAAATGCACGAATCTGAAGAAGTTAACTTAATTAATAGAATTTTAGTTTTAGCTGGTATTTCAATTAAAAATGTACCGCTATACCAAGCTGCGTCAGCAGAAGAAGTAAAAGATATTCAACAAGAAAAACAATAATAAATGGCATTATTAGATAATCAAACTCAAAATTCATATTATACAGGAAGTAGCTTTGGAGATTATCAATTTGTTGCTTTATCAGATATTATAAATGCTTTTGAAGTTATTTATGTTGGAGAAGGTAAACTAATAGATAAAGCTAATAGACTTGATATTTCTTTTCATGCTCAAAGAGCTTTACAAGAATTAAGCTTTGACACTTTAAAATCAATTAAATCTCAAGAAATAGAAGTTCCACCTTCTTTACAAATGGTTTTACCACAAGACTATGTTAACTACGTTAAAATAACTAGAGCTGATAGTGCTGGTGTAGAAAGAATTATATATCCAGCAATACACACTTCAAATCCAACTGCTATATCTCAAAACGATGATGGCAGTTATCAATTTACAGGTAGTGATCTTACGCTGCAATCAGAGTCTGATACTTGGACTAATTATAAAGCTTCTAGCCCTCATGAATCTACATTAGATGATTTTACTTATGATGATGATAGATATGATTTTATAAACGGTCAAAGATTTGGATTAAACCCACAACAAGCACAAGTTAATGGTTCTTTTTATATAGATGAAAATGCTGGTAAAATACATTTTAGTTCTAACTTAAGTGACAGAACTGTAACGTTAAAATATATAAGTGATGGTCTTGGAACTGAAGATGAAATGAAAGTTCACAAGTTTGCTGAAGAAGCAATGTACAAGCATATTGCTTATGCTATTGTTTCAAATAAAATACCATTTCCAGAATATGTCGTTCAAAGATTACGTAAAGAAAAAATAGCATCAACAAGAAAAGCTAAACTAAGATTATCTAATATTAAATTAGAAGAAATAGTACAAGTACTTAGAGGTAAGTCAAAACATATTAAACATTAATAAATGCCAGAGTTAAAGCATAATTTTCTAAAAGGTCGAATGAATAAAGATCTTGATGAACGTCTAGTACCTAATGGCGAATATCGAGATGCTTTAAATATTGAAATATCTACTTCTGAAGACTCTAATACAGGTGCGGTACAAAATGTAAAAGGTAATGCTAAAGTCACAGTATTAGATAAAGATGGTAACAACTTCATGAACACATCTATAAGTAGTAATGCAATTACTGTAGGAACGTGTGTTGATGACTCTAAAAGTAAAATTTATAATTTAATACATCTAGCTAGTGATTTAGAAGAAAATGGAACTTATGCAAGCGGAACTAGATTTATTGGCGTTAAATCAGATGTTATAACAGAATTTACAAAAGATGTAAATGCTGAAACTGGTGTAACTTTTCCTTTAGTAGTAGATGCTTTTGAATCAAGGCATGCACCTAAAGGTGTTCAAGCTGCAGCAGGTATTATTAATGGTTCAGATTTACAACAAGATGAATTAAACACTTCTGGGTTTTTTGCTCCTTTAGGTGTTAGACCTGGTATGAGAGTGCAATTAATAAGTCCAAATGGTATAGATGCTTATGGCGAAACAAATCAAGTTTTTGTTACTAAAATAAATTATAATACTGATCCAGCGTTAGTTACTGTAGAAACTACACTTCCAAATACTAATATAGTTACTGGAGCTCCTATTGTAATGAGTCAAATACTTATCGATAATGGATACGTATATAAATTTACAGCTCCTAGAATATTAAACTTTAATCCTGGCACTACTGAACAAGAAACAAACACTACAGGAACTCCTACTTCTTATACTCCAAATAAAAATATTATAACAGGTATAAACGTATACAACGATATATTGTTTTTTACTGACAATAGAAATGAACCTAAAAGAGTTGTATTAGAAAAATTTAGAAAAGACACATCATTTGTAGGTATATTTTTTAATCAAAAAATACAGTTTCACTCTATAATTGCTGAAGGTATATTTTTTGAAGAAGAGTTAATAACTGTTGCTAAAAGAGCTCCTAAATTAGCTCCTAAGGTAGAGGTTTTTGCTAATGAAAGAAATGGTAGCACAAACTCTGTAATAGGGTTATTTGATCCTAATGATCCTACTAATCAAGGTTCATTTAGTTTATCAGTTGCTCTTGCTAACTCTAATAATAGTCAGTTTGTACCATTAGATTCAAATTGGCTAGAAGCAACAAGTAATAATACTTTTGATATACTTGCAACAGGAAGTCCTTCTTGGGAAGAGGGTGATTTTATAGATATTTCTGGAGGTATTAGCTCTGCGTCAGGAACAATATTAATAAACAGTATTGATCCTATTAATCCTAATTTATTCAATATAACTGTTATAGACGTTGAACAAGGTTATCTAGATATTACTATAGATAATAATCCAACTCTTGCTAATGGAAATGCTAATCCAAATTATGGACAATCTAATGGTTATGCAACTACTAATGCAGATCCAGAAATATGGTTTGCTCAGTTAGCATTTAATAAAAGTTTATATGAAAAAAGTTTTTGTTTTTTCTCTTATAGGTATAAATACGCAAATGATGAAGTTTCACCATTAGCGCCTTATTCAAGAGCTATTTTTACACCTGGTTTTTACGAATACTTTGGTAGAAGAGGCTATAATAAAGGTATGGAAAATCATATAGATAAAATTATTATATATGACTTTGTTGAACAAGAAGCTTTAAATACTAACGATATAAAAGAAGTACAAATAGTTTTTAAAAGTAGCTCTACAGAAAATCCAGTTATTATTAACACTGTAAGAAGAACAGATGTAGAATTTAATGATAAAAAAAATAGTTTTATTAGTGGTAACTCTGGTGTAATTGAAATAAAATCAGAAGCTTTTGGTAATTCAATACAAACTAAACAGCAGTTAAGAGTAAATGATAATGTACCTAGAAAAGCTTTAAGTCAAGAAGTAACAGCTTCTAGATTAATGTTTGGTAATTATGTAGAAGGTTTTGATCTTGAACCAACATTAAAAGTAAATACATCTGTTATTTCATCACCTCCATCTGAATCAGTTGTTACACTACCAGCTGTAAATCCATATTATTTTCAAGGTACTTGGGGTTATAATCTAGATGATCAAGATTATGTAGCAAACGGTTTTGGTACATTTAGAAGATTAGTACATGGGTATCAAATTGCAACTGGTCATGATTCATATCAAAAAGGTCAATGTTGGTCTGCAAACACGCTTTATGGTAATTCTACGTTTCGCGTAAAAAGTTTTGGTCATAGCGCTCCTAATCTTAGGTATCCTGATGATTGGCCAGGTGGAACTAGTAATCAATATGGAGGTGTTGGTGGTCTTGCGACTTATAATCTTCCAAATGTAACAGTAGGTCCTAATTTTGGTATTTATCATTCAGATGGTAATCAAAATGGAACAACTATATTTGCGCAGTATCCAAATCCAGCCGCTTTTGGTGGCACACAATCTAATGCAATTGGTATTGCACAAAGACTACCTATAGGAGCTATTGCGCAAGGTCAAACATACTGGTCACAATACGTGCCAGTTTTAGGTGGGCCAGATAATACAGATATTGGTTCGCATCCAGGTAAAAATGCTTATGTAGTACCTGCTGATGGATTTTATGAAGCTGCAGTTCAGACTCCTGAAATAAGTATTAAAGCTTTTTTTACTAACGGTAAAGGTTTATCAGCAGTCACTAGAAAGGTAAAAGATTCTAGAGTTACTTTTATACAAATGGTTTTAGTATACGAAGCACCTAGTAGTCCAGGAGCTATAGGAGGTGGAACTATTACTTATTTAGATGAAATCGATAGTAATGCATCTAACGATAGTAATTCATATTATTATGATTTTAAATTTTTTGAAGGTAATGGTATGTATGGATCTGCTAATATGCAAGCGGGCGGCTTAATATATGTTGCTTTAAATACTTTTAGATTTGAATTTGATGAAGGTACTCCTGGTGATGCTAGAGCTTGTACAGTAACAGCTAGATTTGATGTTGATTTAAGTACTGGTATTAATGATTCTGGTTACGGAATTCAAATAAATGGCCCAGATTCAACTAGCACAGCAGTTATACCTGCTTCAACTCCTAATAAATCTGTTAAATCAGACTCTGAGTATCAAGTAGGTGTCGTATACGGTGATTTTTACGGTAGAGAAACTCCTGTAATAACAGATGACACTAATAGATTAAAAATACCTAAAGCAAATTCTACAAATAAAAATTTAATAGTAAGTCAAATACTTGACGATGCTCCAGATTTTGCAGATTATTATAAGTTTTATGTAAAAGAAATTGTACCAGAATATTATAATTTAGTAATGCACTCTGCATATCCTGCAGATTTAGATGAGTTTGAAACTTCTATTACGGCTACTGGAGCACAATCTGGTTTTTTACAAGGTACATCAGAAGCTTGGCTAGCTTTTAATTCTGCTGATAGGAGTAAAATAGAAATAGACGATTATTTAATTCAAAAAAAACAACACGGTACGGTTATTGCTGTTACTGATCCATTAGCTAAGTGGAGAGTTTTAGATATAGTTGATAATGCTGTTGGAGATATGACATCTGCTAGTGGGGCAAACTTGTCAAGTAGCACTTCTTTTGAAATTAACGGAGTAAATCTGCTTGGTGCTACTTTTGAAGATATTAATGGTAAATTTTTTGTAAAAATAAAAGCTGATCCTAAATTTGATGAACATATATCAGGTGTAGGCCCTAATACTAGTGCTCAACCTTTAGCTCCTGGTAATGACGCACAAAGCAAAAATGGAGCAGTATTTGAAGTTAGAAAAAAAGACATAAGAGACGTAGATTTATTTTATGAAGCATCTCAAGCTTTTCCTATAAAACTTAGTGATAAAAATGTTTATCATTTTACATCTATTGATGATACTTTAAAAATATTTCCACAATATAATCAAAGTTTTCAAGCTAACACAGGAGTTACTCAAACTACATGTGATAACTTTAACGATGCTTTATTTGTAGTTCAAGAGTTAATAGGTGCTAAATCTTTTGGAAGTGATCAAGTAAATATGAGTGATACTTCTAATCCTACTTTTGGTGAAGGATTAGTTGAAATAAAAATAAAATCTGCAGTAACTGGATTTGGAATAAGTAGTATAGTAGATCCAGTGACACAAAATCAATTGTTATCTGCAGGAGATATTCCTGATGGTAGTGTAATATCTATAGTAAATCAAGATGGTGGTTTTGTATCTGGACAAGTTGTTGGATTTGCAGCTGCAGGATTTGATTCAAGTATATTTATAAAACCTTTCTCTTGTAAAAACTCATCGAATAATGTTACATCATTACCTATTGGACTTAATTGGTGGAATGTTATTGCTTTTGGAAACGGCGTTGAGTCAGATAGAATTAGAGATGATTTTAATGCCGATACTGTTTATAAATATACAGCTGTTGGAAAACAAAGTGGTTTTGAAGCTAGTATTAAAAATGAAAATTATAAAGAAGTAAGATACGAAAATAATATAATATTTTCTCAAATATTTTCAAAAGCATTAGGCGGAGGTTATAATGAGTTTATCGCTGCAGAAGATATAGTTAAAGAAATAAACTCTGAATATGGTAGTATTCAAAAATTATTTGCAAGAGATGGTGATCTTGTAACATTTTGTGAAAATAAAGTTTTAAGAATATTATCTAGTGGTAAAGATGCTTTATTTAACGCTGAAGGTAAAGCTGAAATAATATCTTCTACTAATGTGTTAGGTCAAGCTGTACCATATTTAGGTGATTATGGTATATCACAAAATCCAGAATCTTTTGCTGCAGAAGAATATAGATTATATTTTGCAGATAAAAATAGAGGAGCTATTTGTAGATTGTCTAGAGATGGTATTACACCAATATCTGATGCTGGCATGAGAGATTTTTTCAATGATCATTTAGCTAATGCTCAATCAATTGTAGGTAGTTACGATGGTAAAAAAAATGAATATAATATAACAATACATGAAATTACACATCCTAACTCTAAAAAAAATGTATACACTTTAGGTTATAAAGAAAACGTAAAAGGTTGGACAAGTTTTAAATCTTTTATTAAAGAACAAGGTGTATCTTTACAGAATAATTACTATACTTTTAAAAATTCACTTTGTTATTTACATCATCCTGATTCTTTAGCTCACACTTATTGTAATTTTTATTCAACTTCAAATAATTCTTCTATAACAGATATTTTTAGTGAATCTTCAGATGTAGTTAAGTTATATAAGACAATCTCTTACGAAGGAACTCAATCAAAAGTTGTAAAGTTTACAGATGAAGTAGTTGATGGTGTTACGTATAACGATAATGAATACTATAATGCTGTTGCAAAAAGTGGTTGGTTTGTTGAAAGTATAACAACTGACATGCAAGAAGGCGATATTGATGAGTTTATTGAAAAAGAAGGCAAGTGGCACAACTATATAAAAGGTGTTGATACAACTTTTACAAACGCAACAGATAATAACGGAACTGCTACAGGAAACATTGATTTTAATGAGTTTTCAATACAAGGTATAGGTAACTTATCTGGTAATGCTACAGTGCAATCAGGAACTTTACCTGGAACTGGATTTAATTATAACGCAACAATATCACCGTGTAGTAGTGTATTAAATCTTTTTACTGCAACACAAGTTAATAATCCTAATATAACTTCTTTTTTACCAGCTGGTGGTTTTGACACTAATGGCGTACAAGAAATAACTATTGTACCAAACGCTAATCATACTATAGCTGCTTCTCAGTTTACTGCAGAAATACCAAATATAACTTTACCTTCTGAAGTTTCGAGTATATCTTTTGCTGATACTATAGCTCCTCATGATTACAATAATCAAGTGGTAGCAACACTTTTGCTTAATACTTCTTTTACAATAAACGCTGATGTTGATATTAATATACCGATATGTGTTACTCCTGTTTTACTACCTATTGATTATCAAGCAGTAATTATTATTAATGGTGATTTTACTTTAGGTTCTACAAATATTCCTATGACTATTAGTCATACTTTTGGCAATGGACTTGTATCTCCAACTTTAACTCCTATTGGAAGTTCTTTTAATCAAAAAACTTTTAGTTTTACGGCTACTATACCTCAAAATTTTAATGGAAGCTTAATAGATATATCTATTTCAAACGGATCTAATCAATTTTTAGCAGATCCAACAGTAGCATTTACAGATCCTACATCTGCTCCACCAAACACTATTTCACCTGAAACTGTTAACTATACTTTTACAACTGCTCACCAGCCTCATATTAATTCTTCTGTGCAAATAGATTATGTTCCTACAGCTACTAATACAGCTGTTTTAGATAATGGTAATACTATTGAAATAACAACAAGTTTTCAAGGATTATTTTTATCTTTTGCTAATTATGATTTATCTTCTGGTACTTTTTCATCACTACCTAATAACGTTAATATAAATACTCAAGGTAATATTTATAACTATGGTGTAAGCACTAACGGCGGTCCTTTTACAGCAGTAGTAACATCAGATCCAAATAATATTATTAGTAGCATTATTTTTTCTCACAGCTTTACAGATCCTTCTCAAAATTTTGTACAAATACAAACTAACACGAGTGGTTCTGCAAGTGATATAACTGCAACAATAACTGTAACTTCTGATGCTAATTCTGGATTAACAGATACAATAACTATAACTCAGCCACCGGGCGCACAAATCGATGCTGTTGCTAATTGGGTTTCTTATTACAATAATGGATTTAATTACGTGCCAATGGCTTTTGGAGATCCTAGTATCCCTACAAATACATACGTTGATAATTTAACAACAACTGCTTATCAACTTCCAGCGGCTGGAGTTGGTGTTCCTGGCGCAGGTCCATCATCACCATTAAGTGTTGAAATTAACGTAACGCATAATAACCTTCCACCAGAAAACTCATTAAGTATTGGATTAATTGATCTTATAGATACTGGTGATGGTACTAGTTGGATACAGCTTTCTAATGGAATTGGTATCCCTACTGATCCAAATACGCAGCTTCCTTTAGGCGCTGTATTTACTTTTACTGCTGATGCAAATAATACTGGTAGCGTTAGAAGTTTAACTATATCAATACCTCATCCAGATGATACTTCTTTAACAGATACTGTTATTGTTCAACAAGAGTCAGGATATTCTCCATCTACTAATACGTTAGAGTTTAAAGAGCCTACGGCAACATCAGCTGTTGATGGTATTTATGTTGAACCTGGTACAGCTAGCGGAAATACAAATGAAATAGAGTTTGATCATACTGCACAGCAAGCTATAGTTAGATTTAAAATACCATTTGCAGATTCAGATTCTCAAGTTTCTGTAGGGTTTTATGGAACTACTATTAATGGTTTAATAAACAATACTCATGAAGATTTTGTCTTTGATCAGTGGAACGAAAATGATGGTGTAGCTCCTACTTTTATACCTTACGAAGATATTACAGCAACTATAAACACTGGTAGTTGGTTTTCTACTACACCAACTACAGAATATCATCAACCAACATTTACTCAAGGTATTATTACTCCAGGAACTATATTTCCTGTTTCTACAGATGTAAACTATAAAATAACTATGAATCTCACAGAAAACACCGCTGCTTTAGGAAATGGTTTTGGTACCTGGGAAGCTCAGTTTCCTGTTGACAGATATTTAACTATAAAAGGATTTAATCCACATAATAATACAAATTTTGAGGATGACGACGTAATTATTAAACAAAAAGCTATACCAGCTGTAAGGTTTATAAATGGTAATAATAATGCTGGATTTGGTATGGCGGCTACTTTTATACAGTTAGGCGGTTATGGTTGGGATGCTGGTCAAGGATTTTTAAGTAGCATACCACAGTTAGCAGCTAATGGTAGTACTCCAAATTTACTTCTTCATTATTTTGATAACAGTACTGATGCTAATAATCTTAGTTTTGGAAATACTGTTTCAGATTCTTGGGTTACTATGCAGCCTTCTCCTCTTACCGCAGTTGGTAACACTGGTTATGAATATAATTTAAATATTCAAGAAATACAACCTAACTTTGGTTTAAATAGTAGGTATTGTGCTATAAGTGCATATCATAGTGATATTACAGCTCCAGATCCAACTGTAAACACTCAGTTTCATACTAATTCTGACGAAGATATTATAGTGCTTGAGCAGCCTTTTATTGTGCCTATTGTTGCATTTGATCCTACTAATCTTCCTGGTAATACAATACATAATACAGCTGTTGGAGATAATGGAGTTCAGTACACTCAAACACAGCAAGTAACAGCTACTTTTTCAGCAACTAATTTTAATGGTTCAGGACCTTTTACTTTTACAATGCCAATACAGCATAATGTTCAAGCGCCTGACACACCAATAATAACTTTTATTGAAGCAACAGATAATTATCAAACAACTAGCTTCACCGCTAGTCATCCAAGCTTTTTTACAACAACAGATTTAGCAGCTTGTAGCATTTCTAACGGTATTATGACGTTCCAAGTTTCTGAGTTGCCTTCTGGCTCTGCGTTTGCATTTAGGTTAAAAGTAACACATTTTAATAATCCTCAGTTTTTTGCTGAAATAACAATAATATATCAATAACATGTCTGCAGTAGTTTTATTACCATTTACTCAAGATCCTCAACTTACAGGTATACAAGTTGGTGATGTAGTATATTATGTAGATACTTCAAATATAGCTACAACAGGTGGCTTTAGTACTACTTCTAGTTTAAACGATGTCATAGAAATAGGTGTTGTATCAGGTTTTTCAGGAACGTATAATATAGAAGTTACTGTAACAAATGTTATAACTTTACCAACTACTAATGATTATATATTTTTTAGTAAAGATAATTCTGTAAATTTAGCTTCTTTAAAAGGATATTTTGCAGAAATAAAATTTGTAAATGACTCAACAGAAAGAGCAGAACTATTTAGTATAGCCATGAACGTAGAAGAAAGTAGTAAATAACATGTTATAACTGTAATTATTAAACATATATTTTAATATAAAATGGAAGAAGAAAAAATATACAAGGGCAGAGGTAAAAAGTTTGGAGACTTTCCAATTAGAGAAAGAAAAAAAGACTCTCCATATAAAGCTATACCTTTAGCTTTAGGTGTTATGATGGGTGTTAGCTCTTTAGTTTCTATATTTGGTGGTATTAGTCAAATGAAACAAGCGCGTGAGGCAAGAGAAAGAGCTAGAAAACTAGATGCTGAACTAGCAGAACAACAAGATCAAATGAGAAAGTTTGATTTTCGTGTTCAAAATCCTTACGAAGATATAGACGTTACTACAAAAGCACAGCAAGTAGCGCAAGATGCACAAACACAACAAGCAAGAGATATATTAGGCACATTAGCACCAACTGCTACTATGGGTTCTACTGCCGCGTTAGCTACATCTATAGCTAAACAAGGATCAGCACAGGCTGCTAAGTTATCAGGTCAAATGTCTCAAGCTGAATTTAAACTACAACAACGATCTGCTAAAGCACAATTAGCTATTGATCAAAGTATTAAGCAACAAGAGTTTAATAGAGATGCTGCTATAATGAATATGCAAATGTATAGAGCTGCTGGTGAATACGGTGCAGCCGCATCATTAGGGCAACAAGGTATGGCTGGTATTACTGCTGGTGCTACAGGTTTATCTACAGCTCTTGGTGAAATTTCAGATTCTATTGACACAACAAAAACACCAGGCACAGGTAATGCAGGAACCGATTTAATGAAAGTATAAGAATAAAATGGCTGAATATAAAAAAATAGATTTTTCAAATGCAATGGCTGCTTTAACAACAGCTAAACTAGCTGATGCTAGTGTAAATTATGCTACTTTAGCTATGTCGCCTTTGTTAGATTATTTTACAAAGCGTATAAATTTAGCAGAAACTACTGCTGCAATGTTTTTAAAAAATATACCTGATGATTTCAAAGCTGAAGTAGTACCTATTGAAGCAAGAGATAATTTAAATTCATGGGTTTTAGATCAAAAGTTTAAAATGAGGATGCTTTCAAAAAGACTCGGAGTTTTAGGTAATAAAAAAACAAGTGCAGAGTACATAGCTGCAGAAAAAGAGTTTAATGTTTTAAAAAATTCATTTGAGCTGGCTTATGACGGTTTAAATAAGTTGAAAGATTTTAGAGAAAAAGGTGTTGCGGCTGTTCAAGGTGGTTTAGCTGCAGGGCAAGATGTTGATGAAAGAACTGCTTTACTAGAGTTTATCGGTGGCGAAGGATATGATAGAATAGAATACAGAAATGATGGTGTATATTATCAATCATTGTCTGGTGAAGTTTTTAATGTAAAAGATTTAGTAGATGCAAAAGGAAAAAACTACGAGTTTCATACAGCATTAAATAAAGTATTTTCTGATGCTAAAGCTTTTGGCGCTAGCGGTATAAGATTTAAAAATTTAGATGATGGTTCTGCTGAAGTATCTGAAGTAGAAGCTTTTAGTATACAAAATTCAATAAATGTTTTATTTCAAGATCAAGACTTTGCTAAAGATTTTATATTTGGTGGCGTTTATGGAGATGCTACTGGTAAAAGTAAGTATATAGATATTTATATAAAAGAGCAAGCAATGCTTGGTGTTGCTGGCTACGAAAATATATTAGATGAAAACAACAATATTAATCCATCAAGTGATAGTTATAATTTAAAATTAGTTGAGTTGCAACAAAATCCTCCTATAGAGCAAGCTAAACAATTTTTAATGCAAGTAATGGTTGAGCAAGCAAATAAAGATGGCTATAATGCTTATTTAAATAAAAAGAATAATCAAGAAACTGATGAATTTATAGATGTTAAAGCTTTTGCAGAATCTATTACATATAGTAACGTTACGCCAGCTAGATTAATCACTAATAGACCTGATGCTCAGTATCATTATATTTTTAGAAATGAAGTAGATAATGAAAAAACAGGTAAAAAAGGAACATTCTACATAGGAAATCAAAATGGAGAGCCTTTTATAAATCCAGGCTTTATTAATTTAACAGAAAGAGATTTAGCTAGTTTATATGGCTTTGATGTTAATATACTAAATCCAGAAGGATCAAATGAGCCTGCTTTTGATTCTAACTTACAAATAAAAGAAGAATAAACGTATGTTTGAAAAATACATAGTAAACGGTATTGAACATACTAGAGCAGAATTAGAGTATGCTGCTAAAGCTCAAAACGTAAATTTTGAAACTTTATTAGATAAACTTAACGCGCAAGTTTTCAGAAGAGAACTAACTATGAACGATATTGAGAAAAACCAAAAGTTTATAGTTCTAGGCGAAGATGAAGCAGAGCCAAGAATAAAAACTTGGGGCGGTCTTGTTGAAATGGAGCAAGTTAAAGAGTCACCTATTTCAAACTTTGGACAAGGTGTTGCTGATAAAATAACTAGATTTGCAGAAGGAACGGTATCTATAGCTAATAATTTAATTAAAGGTTATGAAACAGGTGAGTACGGTTTTATAGGAGAAGTAATTACTGAAGGTGTTTTTGTAAGTACACTAGGAGCAATTACAGCTAATCTTAGAAGAGAAGGCTACGATATACCAGAAAAATTTGGAATTATTGATCTTACTACTCCAAAAGAGCGTAGAGCTATGTACGAAGCTCACTTAGTAGAATCTGCTAAAAAAGGTTTAACACTTCAAGAAGCGCAAAAGCTAGATCCTACAAATAGAATTAAACTAGAAGGCGTATTAGAGTGGTTTGATAAATATCAATACGATGTTGAGCTAGACGAAAATGGTAATCCTATTGACTTTATGGATCTTTATGGTAAAGGTGATATAGCCGGAGGATCTGATGCTTTAGTTCAAGATGTTTTTAGTGCTGCGCCATCAGTAATAATAAGTAGAATACCTTATGGTATAGGACCTGCTATATTGGGTTCTAGCGCTTATATGGAAAACTTTGAGCGCGAGCTATATGAAAGGCTAGATGAAGAGGTAAAAGAAAGTGCAAATTTATCATACAAAAATATTGGTGATAAAATTAGTAGAGGAGATGTTGTTACTAATTCACTAATACATGGTGCTTCTGATTTTGTAATGGAATATTTTGGTGGTCGTATTTTAAATAAGATAGGCAAAGATATTCCAATGGAACAAGCTAAAGATATTTTAGTTAATAGTACTGGAACTTTCTTTAAAACTATAGCTAAAGGTTTTGGTTACGAAGGTCTAACAGAAGGCGCTACAGGAGTTGTGCAAGAAGCGGCTGATGCTTTGACCTATGGTGATATAAAAACTTTTTCAAACTTAGGTAGAACATTTATAAAAGATCTTGTAGTAGGTGGTATTTTAGGTGGAAAGTCTGCAGCAATATCAGCTAAAGATATTTTAAATACAAGAAAAAGACAAGAGTGGTTTGGAACTAAAGAGTGGAAGCAAGAAAATTTAAGATTAGAAAATGAGTTGATTAAAGCTCAAAAATCTTATGCTAAAGCAACTACTGATAGTGAAAAGTCAAATTTTAAAAATAAAATAAAAGAAATATTAGCTAAAAAGAAAAAGCATAGAGAAGATTTATATGACTTTTTTGATAACTTAGATAGTGAAACATTATTAGCTTATGCTAACAACTATGATAAAGCAGAACAGGCTTTAGACATAATAGGAAATAACAAGTACACGAAAGAAGAGCAAGATAAAGCTTTTAAAGAACTACAAGTAATAAATAAAAAAGCAGAACAGTTTTTTGATAATACAAAAATAGAGTATAATAGCGCTCGTCAAACAGGTTTATCTATTGGATTAAAAGCTTTAGAAGCAATTAAAAAACAAAAAGGTGCTATTGGTACTAGTAACAAAAATGCTAGAATTACTTACATTAACAAAGCTAAAGCTGATAAACTTATTGCAGAAAATAAAGATTTAAAAGATATTTTTTACGACAATCAAGATAACTATAGCGTACAAGGAGTATTTTTAAATGAAGCTAAAGATGGTAAGTTTGATATATATATTGATCAACAAAACGCTGCCAATGTAGAAAGTACTAACGTAATAGGTCACGAAAATCTTCACGGTATAATTTCTTTTAATTTCAAAAAAGGTATAGGTAGAGAAAATTTAATTAAATCTACAGGTACTTTAGTTAAATATTTAAGAGATAATGGTTATAAGCAGGTTGTAGATGATATAAACAAAAGGCTAGCTGTTAAATATAATGCTATTACTGCTAATGGACAAATTCTTGTTGATGATAATGGCATGGTTTTATTTAACAAAGAAAATGAAAAAAATTATGAAGAGTATTTTACAATACTTAGTGATATAGTTGATACTGAAAAATTAAAAGCAGGCGATAAAGATGTTAGTAAGCTTGTAAGTAGCTGGAACGCTTTAATGTATGGTTTTGGTTTTAAAGGTATAGATTTTCAAAATGCAGAAAGTGTACTTAACTTTATAAAAACTTATAATAAAAATATAAAAGATGATACTCTTTTTGGCAAACTTAAAGCAAAACTAATATCTAGAGTTAAAGCTAAAGGTCTAGAAGCTAAAGACAAAAAAGATGTTGTTTCAAAACCTAAAGTTAAAAAGTCT